ACAGGCATGAGGTTTATCATAGATCGAAGAATCTTCCCATGCTGTTCTTGACAAAGAGCCTGTATACCAGATCGGCTTCTTAAGCATCACAGATTCTAAATAATTATAAGTCACGACTCGATCCACTACATTAGAGTCACTACTACAATAAAACCAGTTCACTTCTCCAAATAGATTATTCAATCCACAATTAATTAAATTTCTAGACGTACTGTTGAGATCATCAAAAACATAATCCTCAACGAGACATGGCATCGATGCAAGTTGACCTGCGTATTGAAAGAAACCGTTTTCCGACATCCAGAAAGCAGTACCATCCACTTCCATACAGGCATTCTTACCAATGAGTCCGCAGTTCGTTCCGACTTGTTCAAAAGAAAAGGTAAAAGGTTGGCCGACAAAACGCATCAAGAAGATGGCTGCATCGGTCCAGATATAAATAGCATCCCGGCCTCGAATAGCACCCATAATTTTAGATCCGTTCGCTAGCCGTTGAGTTCCTGCTGTATTCGTTGCGGTTGGAGCGTAATCACTGGTACTTTCTTGATCGGACCATCTGATAAACATGTCGTCTTGAGTGCCGGGCGTACCAATTGTGGTTTCGGTTCCAAAGAAAAGTAAATGACGATCTACCGGCGAGACCAACATATGTCTCGAAGATGTTGGCGCCCCTGAAATAACCGTGGCTCGTGTATCCGTAGCGTTAGAAAGAGTTGAATCCCATTCAAAACATTTACCATTATAAATAAGAGCAATGAGTGTAGTACCATAATTATCGAGCACCCACATACCGGGTTCCAGAGTTACTTCATCCGAGGAAGATTGACCCCAGCCAACGTAATCTGTGATATTAGTAACGGTTACACCCGATGTATGTCCAGCTAGAGTGGTTCCATTTTGAGCACGGGCACCACCACTTAAAGTTGCTGTACCTGTATCGTTAGCCGTAAAAGTAATATCCTCAGTCCCTATTCTAATGGTTCCTGAAGATGGAAAAGCCGCTGAACTGGTTAAAACAATAGTAGTGACTGCAGCAGGAGGCACTGCAAGAGTTGTTGCTAAAGTTGTTGTTGCTGGACCGGAAGCTGTTCCTGACCATTGACCGGTACCAAAGCCAAACCCTCCAAGTTCCTGGGCAGGTCCGACACTGTAATAAGTTTGAGCCCTACAACTTCCTACATTGGTTGTGGTTCCTGATGCAGCAGAGCCCATGGTAATTGTAATAGTTGTTGCTGAAGGAATGGACGTTGCCATAAATTTTTTATCTTCAAAATCTGCATCGACGTAGCCTGAACCCGGAGGTGCAGTCACTGTATCTAAAAAAACAATATCATCTTCCGACATTCCATGAGGAGAAGGAAAGGTTATCGTAACTGTTGTTGTCGCATCTGTAGAAAAATCACAGCCGGTAATCGTTTTATTGATAGGATGAATGTCGTAATATTGGCCAGCGGAATAGACGTATAAAATTCTGTTCGTACCTATCGCTGCATATTTAATGCCCGCGTTGTCATCAAAATGATGAAGGGCTCTTGCGGCTCCAGTTAAACTGTCCCCGCCTAATTGGTCCCAGCCACCTAGTTTTTCAGGTGTACCATATCTAAACCGGACATAATCTCCGCCGGTCCATTGAGCCTCAGCCCCCGTGGGAGTTACTTGTTTATTAAATCCGGGTAAAAAGTTTACTTTTTGCAGCATATTAATTCCTTGAGTATGGTAGAATTTATTATATCTAAGAATTTAGGTGTTTGAAAGGGTTTTTTTTCTGAGCTATTACTGTGTTGGAGTTAATACCTTTAGACGTTGTTTTCAGTATTTCTAAATAAAGACTGACATTTTTTTCATATTCAGCACTTTCACATATAACTAATTTATCAATATTTGTAAGATCAACTTCATCAATCCTATTTCTAATTTGAAGAATTTCTAATTTCCTCATCCAGTCGGTAATCTGGTCCGGTAGAACCATCGAGTTATAATTTTTTACCCATATATAACCTTTAAGCTTTTTGTGCATGGCAGCCGCTAAAACCCAATTGCCTTCTCTGGGGCGATTATCTAAAGCTCCTTTCACAGACGTTTGTTGATCATAGCCAAAATCATGGTGATGATCTATGTTAATTACAGTTGCCCCTTCTTCTATGTGTTCATAAATTTCATGGTGTGCGTTGATAAAAACAGTGGGTGTTTGTTTTTTAAAAAAATCCATGCATATAGATAAGATGTCCATGAACTGTCTTGGGTGTTGAATCCAATCTAAATCAATTGTTAATAATTTTTTTATTTTAAGTATCATTTTCTACCTTTTTTACTTTTAAACCTCGAAACCAACCCGGCAGTCCTGGAAAAGGACGTTTATCATAAAGATTTTCTTTAGCGTTTTTCTTGGTTCGATCATTATAATGAAGAAAGACTTGGGCACAGTTTTTCCCTAGAAAAACATAACGCCAATGTTCAAGAGTACATCCTGAATAGAGAAGCATATCGCCAGGTTTAAGATCCACTTTGATTCCTGCTTTACCCATCTGACCGGTAGGGTCCAGATAAATAGGCCAAGGATCTCCGCCTAGATGTAAGGTTGTAGATACTTCACAGGAGTAACGATCCTTATGTCGCTTTAATACATCCCCTGTTTTATAAATACGAGCGTAAGAATAAGTTTCTTGAAGCTTATATCCTGTTTCTTGTTCCATTCTTTTTCGAAGATCCACCAGCAAAGTTTCCATTACGATATCTGCATAATGAGAATAGGTATTGGGAACTTGTTGATCATTCCAGATTCCCCACTCCTCGGCAAAAGGAGAGATCCATTTAGAATCCAAAAATAATCGAGCCACATTTCTTTTAGTTTTAAAATAATTATAAATAAAACTGGTCAGCTCTTTAGAAATAACTCCTCTAACAATCTTATATTTCTTTTTTTTAAAAGATGATTTCATCATTGCCAGGGTTGTCCTAAATGCCACAAAGGCACTGAATACCTAACACCTTTGGTAACGGGTTTAATACGATGCCAGACAAAGGAAGGAAAAACTACAATCGTTCCTTTATTTTCAATTTCAGATAGATGCTTCACACTTGAATTAAGAGGAGGTCCATCATCAGGATCATGGTGTCTTGGATCAATTTCAAATTCCCCTCCTTCATATTCTGATCTATCCGATAATATAAGAATACTGGAAATTTTTCTGATTTTAGCAGAATAGGGCCCTTCTTTATAGGGACCTGGGCCGCTGTCACAATGCCAGCCATAATGGTGTTCAGGACGGTATATCGTAAACTGAGCCCGTTCACTCCAGTTCCATTCAAAATTCCAGCCGGTGTGCTTATTCGCCAGACGAACTACGGGGTGAACTAGATTATAGATCCATGGATCATCTAACCAAGTAATTTGGGAATCTCTTTTCTTTTTTAATTTATCAAGATCACTTTTAGTCTGTTCTCCTTCATTATAGCCTCGTGTTGTCGCTAACTTAGGAGTTAAAGATAAACCTAGTCTTATAATGTCATCACAAATTCGAGTGGGAACGGCTTCCTTAAAGATAAAATAATAACTAGGCAGATTCATACTTGACCTCCGCGTTCCTTTATTAATTCAATTGCTTTTTTATGAGTAATTTTTTGAGCAAGGTGTTTCACTTTATGATAATGGATCACATTATTATCAATATCCCTTTGTTGAAAGGGAGCCAATGAATTTCTCCATTCCTTTTTTATCGCAGGAAAAGGAAACAATCTTAAACCATACATAACGAGATTAAAATTATCGCACCCAAATAAATGAAAGCCGAGAGGAAAATCTACTCGTTGGAGCAATCGTTTTTTAGAAATTTCTAAATACGGTTTTAAAGAATCAGTGACCTTTAGATCATGTTTGATATGTTTCCAGAAAGGCGTATCCTCTTTCTTTACCAGATAATGAAGCAAAATAAAATCACATAAATTTTCATAAATAATATTACAATGTTTATTAAAACTTTTTTTATCTTCAGAGGCTAGAAAACTTATTAAAGCAAACATCTGTTGAACGGGGGCTCCCATAGAAGTCGCTTCCAGAGGCTCTACAAAATTACTCGCTAGACCAATGCTAATACAATTATGAGTCCAGGTTTCTGTGGTGTACATAGGCTCAAAGGAGAAACTCTTTCCTATTTTTATTTTTTGTTTATAAATTTTTTCTATTTCTTTAACCGCTTCTTTTTCAGTAATAAATTCATCACAATAAACATAGCCATTTCCATAGCGTTCCTGGGTAGGTATTTGCCAGTTCCATCCTGCATTCATAGCACGAGCCCTGGTCCATAGATTATAGTTATTTCCTTCATGCTCGGTTT